TAAAATACTACCGGACAAACCTGCATTCGTCACCAAACCTCTTTTTACTGGTTGGCTAAAAAGGTGTATGAATCTTGCCGTGGTTAACCACGATTACGCTTTTTGCTACTCACTTCTTATGTCTAAATTGGCTTGGCCTGAATTGACAAAGAAGAGAGAAGCGATGGCGCTTCAAGATCATAAAGTCCTCATTTGCGGGCCCGCTCGTGGAAAACCACGGCAGGATCTTAGCGAAATGATCCAACAGACCTCCTTGGAGATCTTTGGCGGACAGGTACTTAAGGACGGCTCCTTCAAGGAGAATGCCCCTATACCCACCAAATTTATGCCGACAGGATCAGCTTGTATGCAGGCGTCTCGAAAAGAGCACGGCACCGCATCGCTGTTCCATTCGATGGAGACCGACATTGAGGAGACCCCTTTGGGTCCTCTAAGAGATCTGAACAATGCTACAAGCAATTGGCGTCAAGCCAGTTACGAGCATGCTAGATCTAATGTCGAATCTCGCATTTATGAACGGGATTCAGGAATACTAGACGTTGAAGTCCAGATCATTCCTAAGCCCGCAGGATTTAGAACTCTCACTAAAGGTGACGGGTATTTGTACACTGCACTCCAGCCTGTCCAAGGACAGATGCTGAGCGCGTGGAAACAGCACCCCACCTCCACAATGATTGTAGATCTCGATGACTCCGTACAGAAACTGTACGATGCCACTAAGAAACACAGAGATTGGGAGTTTAGTTCAGTAGACTACAAGTCTGCAACTGATTTGTTGAACAAATGGTCGACCAACACGGCTTTCGAGCCGTTGACCTTCCTATTTGATTCCAAATTAGCTTGGCAGAGTCTGCAGAATGCTGTGGTTCACTATCCGGATGGTGATGTACTTGATCAAGTCGAAGGACAGCTCATGGGTCATCCCTTGAGTTTTCCTATCCTTTGTACAATCAATCTCGCCTGCTTCCGCTGCGCACTTATGCGCTGGTTGGCAGAAGACGAAACTCGATTGGAGGATGTCAAGATCTTATGGAATAATGTTCTCGTCAATGGTGACGATATGCTTTTCAGAGCACCACCCAGTTTCTTTCCTGTATTTTTACAGGTCACAAAAGAAGCTGGTTTGGTGGTGTCTCTGGGCAAGAACTATAATTCCAAGTACATAGCGCTTATCAACAGTCAGATGTATCGTTTAGACGGACACAACCGCATGGTGCGGTGTGGGTACCTAAATCAACGTCTG